TATAATATAACCTTTTAAAAAATAAACGAATCGATTCGTTTAGGACATAAACTCATCTAATCCCATTTTAATCTCACCCTCAAACTCTGGAAACTTAGGTTTATCTATCTCATTGTTTAGATAATACTCTATCAACTCTTTACTAATAAAGTAATGACCATGTTTGTGCTTAGGTAAATCATCTGGGTACTCTTTACTAATCTCCATCAACGTAGGGTGTTTTAGTCCCTCTGCGATTGCCTTTGCAGAACTAGCTGCACCTACAAATAACTTTGAACCAGATATATACTTTGCAACCTCTAGTGCGTTCTTAACAAGTATTCTTTTAGGTTCAAATCCATATCTATCACAGAATAGTTTATATTCACTGTCCAATCCAATAAATCCACAATCATAGTCTTTGAGTAATGTATAATCGAAGAATCTAAAGTCGTGTTTATCGTTATCCCAATCGTGATATCTTTCTGTCATATTGATAATAATATCTGATTTATGTATTGGTTCGATATTGGTTAACCAAGATTGATGTGGCCTCCATTGTTGTAAATTTCTATGCTTATCTAAATCAATATGCTGTCCGTCCATATATTTAACATGAGTTGAATGTAAAGTAATACCACTAAGTTTCAATGGAAAGTGATGCGTTCTTACACCTGCAGCTAGACAGTTTAGATTAATTAAGTCTGGTCTTAACATTAATCTATATAAACTTTGATATGCATTGAAATCTATTGTGCAATCTTCTGGTGGTTCTTTACCACATTCAACAGAACCAATATATGGTTGTGCTTCAAGTAAAGGTTTTAGATATTCTGCAACCTCTGGCCTTTTAATATAGTAAACCTCAACTCCACCTCTTCGGTGAATAGCAGGAAGACTATAAATTATATCTCCAATTTTACTTGGGTGGAAGGCTGTTCTCATTTTGTATCATCTCAAATATTTCACTTGCAATTTCTTCGCATTGTTTTTTTGTTTTAGACTTTCTAACTTCAATATATTCTTTGTAATCAAGATTAGTTACTATTTCATTATAAGCGTTTATTTCTTTGTTTACTAGAGAGTCAGTTCTAACTTTTCTATCGTATCCATTATCTCTTTTTTTTGACCTTTTGTCAAGTATTTCTTTTGGGACTTCTAAATAAAACATTTTATATCTCATTTGTTCTTCAATAAAAAAGTTATGAATTTTTTCACCTATGACAAATTTGTTACCCTCAACTAAAATTGTTGGAGTAAAGAAGTCCCACATTTTATATACATCTTTCAAGAAGTCTTGAAATCTGTTTTGGCCTACAAAGACAGAATCTAAACCATTTAAAATTTCACAGTTTCTACCAATCACAATAGTTTTACCGTATGTTTTAAATGGTATTTTAAAATTCTTTTTATTAGTATAAGCAAAATCTTTACACTTATACTGTTTGTTGTACTCCTGCTTCATTTTGTTCGATATGAGTTTGGTCACCGTACTCTTTCCTGAAGCTGCTGGGCCTGCTATCCAGATTATCACTTGTATTCTCCTTTTCTAATATTATCCAACCATCAGATATTGCTTGTCTTCTTTTTGCTGGTAATATTAATATATCAATATCCATGTATGAGGACATAAATTCAATACTTTTCATTAATCTTTTATTATTAGTTATTGCGTTTGTTCGTGGAGTTCTCGCAGATGCCTCAAATCTTTTTATCTTTGCAAGACTTTTCCCAAATAATACTAATAAAATTTTTGGTCTTTGATTATCTTTAAGAGTAACTTCACCTAAATCATTCCATTTAAAATTATCCTCATAATTGTGTGAATAAAAATGGTCTTGAATTTTTGCTTCTATACTTGCACTCATAGAAACTTTAAGATATGAATCATATATTCCATTTGGGTTTTTAATTACATGACCAGTTTTTTTAAAATTGTCATCTAGCTCATCATAAATTTTTAATTGTTCGTTAACTTTATTAGTAAACCCTCTTTTAAGTTCAGTATCATTTTTAATATCATCATCAAAATATGTTTGTAATTTATCACCTTTTAATTGTAATCTCGCATCATCTATAATAGCTTCACACCACTCAAGACATTTTTCTTTTTTATTTGAAGGATATTTGTTTCTCTTAAAAAAATCTGAAACCCAATTATGATTTAAATCTGGAGTGTCATTTCCATCTTCGTCTTTTACAAATAATTTTTCACCGTTTAAATAAGACACTATGATATCTGCGTCATCTTCTTCTGAATGAGGAACTCTAGTTTCGTCCATATTTAATTGTGGATTCCACTGCGAAAAGAAATAAGTTATAACATGAGGTTTCCAATTTTCCCAAATGTAGTAAGGTATACCAATACTCCACATTCCTATTCCATTTTCAGATTTTACACAACCTTCACCTCTGTGGTTAGCACTACCAATTCTTCTATCTTTTTTTACACCAGATTTAGGCATCAGTTGTATTGAAAACCCAAATCTATTTGGATTTGAATCTATTCCAAATTGCTCTTTAAAAAATGTAACTCTTTTTCCTATTAATTTTTTTGCTCTTACTTGTAAGAAATTTTTGAGCATTTCTTTGAGTTCGTTTTTAAATGAGAAATCTAATTCGAATACATCATCATATCCTTCTTCTTGTAAATATTTCATTGTGTTTTCTATTCTAGATTCAATTTCTCCCTCTGCACAAGCAGAAACAATTTCCTTATTGTATTTGTGTGATTTTGGATTCCACAACTCATTGATTGCTTCTTCTAGTTTTCTAATTCTATCATAAACATCTTGTGCTTGTTTTGTCGCAGTAAAACCTTGAGCTCCATATCCGCCTTGGCCTCCAGTTGAATTAAACCAATCTTTTGAACTTTCTTCGTCATTTACTATATCATATAACATATCTATTTCTCCATATCCAGCATTGTTTAATGTTGTCCACTCTAACACCTCAAAAATAACTTTGGGTGAAGTGGCTAACAATATTCTATATTCTTCTGCATTTTTTATCGTTGATTCTTTCTTTGCACTTTTGCCTATTGAACCTTTATACTCTTTCCAATTTTCGTATTTTGAACGCAAAGTATGTCTTCCACCATAAAATTTCCATTTTTTTGTTCTAACACACCATGCCTTTACTCTAAACGTAAACGACCTAAAATTTGGGTTATGAAATCCCCAATCAGCTGGAATAGGTGAAAATTTCCATGTTATTCTTTCATCTTCAGTTTTATCTTCAAGTATTATACTCATATAAAATCCTTTAAATTACCTGTTTCTTTTTCTGCATACTTACCAATAAGTTTTTCACCTCTACCAGCTGTACCTTTAGTTGCAAGTCTATTATCACAATATGCAACACAACTAAATCTTTCACCATTACCAGATATCTCTGTAACTCCATGTACCTCTAGACTATCTGCAATTACTACAGAGTTGTCTGGTGCATCAATAGCAACCTTATATCTTGGGAATGTAAGAAACGCACCATCATAATCACCTTGACGAAATACGCACATTGTAGTCATTCCCATCTCTGTATCAGAACTATCCACATGAAAACTCATCTTTGAACTCTGACCAGAGTGATAACGATTTGCAGAGTAAGTTGTAAAGATACCCATTCTATGTTGGGGTTCAATAAAACTCTCTGCAAACTTCTTTTGTTTAGTATACACATCTTTATTAGCTTTGTCAAATGCAATCTCATTATATTTTGATATATCTTTAAGTTTATCAAATCTCTCTGGATTATCTTTTACCCAACCAGATGAATCTATTGCACCTGTAAATCTTCCTCTTTTATAGCCAATCATAACTGAGTTTATTTCATTAGCATAAGCAATCATTCCATACTTACCACTCTTTGTTTTGACTTGATAAGAGTTTGGTGTTCGTAGTCTATAGTGTTCACCTTCTATCAAACCCTTCTTCTTCATCTCTTCTTTATCAATAGGGCCAGAACAGTTAGCTCTCATTGTGGATACATCTTCTATACTCATTAGTGTATTTCTTACCTCATCATCTGGATATGCATTTGTAATTACATATGCAAGAGGTACATCAGAACCATCAAGAGATACCACTGGTTTCATAATTGCAGTATCTTCTGTAACACGAATCACTTGGTCATAGGAAGTATCATCTGGAAACTTACCATTCCATTTCTCAAAAGTTTCTTTCTTACCTAAGTCAGTCTTTAGATTGATGTATTGCATTATACGGCTCCAATATTTGTTTGTATATCTCGTCTGCAAGTTGCTTCATACAGATTGGTGCAACCATCAAACCTATTCTTGCAAGTTGTTGATTTAATGTACCAGTCAATTTATAATCATCTGGTAGTGTCATTATTCTTGCAGATTCTTTCGTAGTGTAAACTCTATCT